TATCAATTAACATAAAGAAACAATCAACGATAGTCTATGTTGTTTAACTATATAGTTATTATACTGCACTTTTGGAATGTTGTCAAGTAGTTTATTTTTGTCTAATGTATTGACTTTTTATGATTGTGTCTTATGATTGGGATTGTCTTTAACTAACGGGGGTTTTATGCAATCGCATAACGAAGAAGCAAGATATCATTTCATATTGATGGATATGGTTGATTTGATTGGGGATTATGGCTACGAGGCGGTGATGGACGACTTATCTACTGCTATTGCTGATAAGGTTAATCGATTGGTGGGTAGGGCGGTGGCGGAGGATGCAGATGATGATTAGGGATTTAATCTTCATTGGGGTATTTGCTTTGGGTTGTTTATGTGGTTGGGTTGCTAATCAAGTGCATTTTGAGCATCATGATTGCATTGATTACTCAGGTAAATCTCAGCGCTATGAGGCTTGGTTAAGCGTTAAGGATGGGATTTATCGTTGCTTTTGGATTGAGAAAGACTACCCACATAGGGTTAGAATACAAGGAATAATTGATGTCAAATGAACATGGCTATTGCCCAAACTGTAACGCTGATTTAGATGGTGGCTCAATATGGAACCATTTCTTTGAGACCACTGGCTCGGAGGCAGAGGCAGATAAGATTTCTAAATCCTACGGCGCTGACAGAACCCAAGGACAATGGGGTAGGGCTATCGGGATTTACGATATGGAAGTAGATAGAACTGTGGCGTGGAAGTGTCCGGATTGTAATCATCAATGGGGGCGCAAATGAATATTCCTGATAAATGGGTTGTTATTGAGGTTGTGAGTGATAAGACCAAGCTACATCGAGTGTTTGCTTGTTGGTATGGTGGCTGGGCTGGCGCTGACTCTTGGCAACTCAATAGCGGTATCGTAGGCGTTGATGACCAGTCAAAATACTTTGATTTTGAGGGACAATCAGGCTCGGTGTATCGTTGCTATAAAGCTAACTATGGCTCAAATATGTATGGCAGCTCAGTGTTGAATAATTTAATTGCGAAATCTAAAGAGAAAGATATTATAATAACTGTATTACCCGAAGACACTAAATGGAAGGAGTTAATTGATGACACAAATGTTACTAGCAGAGATAACCAAACTGAAGGAAGAGAATGAAGAACTACGCAAAGGTATATTCCCAAAAGACTATGTGGTCTTGTGTGTTCATTGTGCAACTGAATTAAAAATATTTGAGGACTGCAACGATGGTATGGAAGTGTCCACCACTAAACCTAGTGAACTGGAACAATCTATGGAAATGGAGAGAAAAGATGACAACTTGGACAAGCGAGGATAGGCAAATATGCGAACAGGATTTAACGAGGCAGGTCTTGGAACTTCAGGACCAATTAGTCAAAACACAAACCGAACTAGTTATGGCACTGGCGGAAGTCGAAGCCCTACGCTGTCAACTTATTACGGCGGAAAGAAGTCAACATTGACTGAAAGCAAATACATTAAGCACATTCCCTGTGAGGCGTGTGGTAGTAGCGATGCAAACAGTTTGTTCGATGATGGACACCAATACTGCTTTGCTTGCGAGACCTATGTCGCAGGTGATGGCACAACCACGAAGGTATCTAAAAAACCAATGAATAAGGAACTTAAATTTTATGACTCTGCTACTTATCTTAGTATCGTTGACCGTAGTATTACTTCGGCTACTTGCATAGCATTTGGTGTTAAGCAGGACAATGGCAAACACTATTATCCTTACTATAACCCTGATGGCAGTATGGTTGCTATCAAGACTCGGAGTGTGGAAGACAAAGCATTTAGTGTCACTGGTGATTTCAAAGACGCTACGCTGTTCGGACAGAACTTGTTCGCCAAGTCTGGTCGCTATCTGACTATCTGTGAGGGTGAATTAGACGCTCTAGCGTCGTATCAGATGCAAGGTAGCAAGTACCCTTGCGTGAGTATCCGCAGTGGCGCTAGTGGCGCTCTAAAGGACTGTAAAGCCCAATATGAATGGATTGATTCGTTTGAGAACATTGTCTTAGCGTTCGATGCCGATGAACCCGGACAGAAAGCAGCACAGGCAGTCGCTGAGTTATTCGGTGGCAAAGTTAAAATCATGAAACACAGGACGGGATATAAAGATGCGTGTGATTATCTTGAGAATAACGCTAGTAAAGAATTTGTTGATACTTGGTGGGGTGCTGAGTCTTATATCCCTGATGGGATTGTGCAAGGTAACAGTCTCTGGGACATGGTATCAGCGCCTATTGAGAAGGCTGATTGTGACTACCCGTACGAGGCACTTAATAAGCTCACATACGGCATCCGCAAGGGTGAACTCGTTATGGTCACAGCAGGAAGTGGACTTGGCAAATCACAATTTCTTAGAGAGATTGTATGGCACATACTTAACAAGACAACCGACAACATTGGACTTATGTTTCTTGAAGAGGGAGTCCGCAAAACAGCTCGGTCTCTCATGTCATTAGCAATAAACAAACCGATTCATCTACCTGATGTTGAGGTATCACCGGAGGAGTTAAAAGATGCATTTGATAGAACTTTGGGAAGTGACCGTGTTTATCTGTTTGACCATTTTGGCAGCACTTCTTTGGAAAATATTATCAACAGAGTGCGATACATGGCTAAGGGTCTTAGCTGTGGTTATGTCTTTCTTGACCATATTAGTATTATCGTCAGTGGCGGTGATGTTGGTGATGAGCGTAAAGCTCTAGACGCTATCATGACCAAGCTACGCATGATTGTGCAAGAGACTGGCATTAGTTTAGTTTGTGTCTCACATCTCAAGCGTAACGAAGGTCGTGGACACGAAGAAGGTGCAGTTACATCCTTAGCACAGTTGCGTGGCTCAGGTGCTATTGCACAGTTATCTGACATCGTGATAGGGTTAGAGCGTAACGGACAGGCAGAAGACCCGATTGAGCGCAACACTACTAGTGTTAGAGTATTAAAGAATCGATTTAGCGGATACACTGGTAATTGCGGTGCTTTGCTGTATAATGGACAAACCGGACGAATGTTAGAGATAAAGGACACACTATGATGACTCAAAAAGATGAATTTATTTTAAAAATTAATCCAAAAGATATTCCAAAATATGAACAACTTGCTAAAGATATTATTGCGTGGTATAAAAGTAAACCAATTGTTTATAAAATAAGGACTTGGAAATGAAAGACGACATAATTGACAAAGCAAAACGCTATGCACAAACCGATGAGTACCATGTCACTCGTAAAATCATCACTGATTTATGCACCGAGATTGACAGGCTTAAAGAACTCAATCGTAATGTGTTTAGTAAGATTCAAGACAATCAGGAAGTGTATAAGAACGCTGAACGCTATCTTTGGCTACGCAGTGCATCGTGGGATGTTGACCCTGAGATTGCAGCACCATCTGTGATTCTGTGCAACGGTGATATGACTAAGTGGCAGTGGATGCTAGGGCAAGAGATTGATGATTCAATTGATTCGTATTTAAAAAAGGAACAAACATGACCACAAGAACCATTAAACTAGACAGTTTTATTTGGATTGCTGAGAATGGGAGTATGGAGTATGGATTCTACATTGGTGATGGCGATGACCCTGTTACATTTAAAACCACATTAAAAGAAGTTGTGCGTCAGACTTTAGAGGCGTACTTTGTTGGTTACGCTATTCATCCTGACCATTATGACGATGCCAAACAATTAATCAAGAGTTTAAAAGCAGCTACAGCATTAGCTGAACACGAACTCAAAAGGACGGGAGATGAGTAAACTACTTAGAATTGGCGACAGACTTATTAATCCTGAGAATGTTACTTACATCATTGACAGAGAGATTCACTTCAATGATGGCAGTCGCTGGGTGGCAACAGAGCCAGAGATTCAAGACTTGTTGGCAATAATGTTTGAGACACCTAGACCAATGGTGGAAGAACCAGTTGTTGCTAAGAAGAAACCAGTTAAGAAGAAATGAGTCTTGAACATTACATTGTTGGAGCCACTGGTATTGGCTACTTAATTGTCGGTATGTTACAATTAAGCAAAGGCAGTATGTCTAATGCATTGATTTGGATAGGCTATGCTGCAGCGCAAATAGGACTTTGGATTAATCTTAAATGAAACTGAATAACGATAATCGCTTTGATATTGATTTGGAATACGGACAAATCTTTGAACAAAAGATTGCTGCTATATTTCAGAACAGTAAGATTGAAGTTAAGACTGAGCGAGATAAGTGGAATTCAACGGGCAACATTGTCATTGAGTTTGAGAGTCGTGGTAAGCCTAGCGGTATTACTACCACAGAGGCAACTTTTTGGTTTCACAATTTATCATTAAACGGTGAACTAATTATGACATTAGTATTTCCAGTATCTGTCTTAAAACGATATATTGCAGATAATAAACCTAGAGTTGTGCGTGGTGGTGATGATAATACTTCTAAATTATACTTGATTAATCTTACAGACTTGGTTACAATAATTAAATGAGAATTGTTCTTGATATTGAAACTAACAAAGCACACGATATAATCTGGTGTGTGGTAACTCGCAACATTGATAATGGAGAGGTCAAAGTATGGAAACATCAAGAGGGACTACAAAAGTATTTGGACTCTTGCACTTCGATTATGATGCACAACGGCATAAACTTCGACGGTCCTGTTCTCAAGAAGAATTGGAAGATTATTATGAGAAAGACGCAAGTGTGCGATACGCTCGTAATAAGTCGATTGTTTTCTCCAAGCATAGAGTTTGGTCACTCCTTAGAAGCGTGGGGGAATCGATTAGGGTTTCCGAAGATAGAGTTCAAAGATTTTGATGGTGGTTTAACTGAAGAGATGGTATCATACTGCATTCAAGATACACTAGTAACACAGAAGTTGTACGAATATTTAACCAAGGAGATGTCACATGACTATTCGCAAGAAAGCATCAAACTCGAACACGAAGTTGCGTTCATCATCGCAGAGCAAGAACGAAGTGGATTCCGATTCGACGAAGTTAAAGCTCTACAATTACTATCTGTTCTTAAAACTAAGTTGGACACTATTTGCATTGAGATGCAAAGGATATTTCCTCCCAAGGTCACATCTGGTCGCACCCACAAAACACATGGAAGACCCCTTTCCGACATCGTGGAAGACTTCAATCCCGGAAGTCGCAAGCAAATCGCCGAAAGGCTCATCGAGAAGGGTTGGAAGCCGAAAAAGCACACCGAAAAAGGTAGTGTCATCGTCGACGAAACCACGCTCGAAGGTCTCGACTTCCCCGAAGCGAAAGCCATCGCTGAGTACTTGATGTTACAAAAGCGAATTGCACAGGTTGAGAGCTGGGTTGATGCAATTCAAACCGATGGGCGTGTACATGGTCAAGTGATTACTAACGGCGCTGTCACAGGTCGTATGACACACCACAGCCCTAACATGGCGCAAGTGCCTAACAGTGGGAGTCCTTACGGACCAGACTGCAGAGAATTATGGATAGTTGAGAAAGGATATAAATTAGTTGGCATTGATGCAAGCGGTTTAGAGTTGCGGATGCTGGCTCATTATATGAGAGATGATGCGTATACTACTGAAGTTGTATCAGGCGACATTCACACAGCAAACCAGAAAGCAGCAGGGCTTGAGACAAGGAACCAAGCTAAGACTTTTATCTATGCATTCCTCTATGGCGCAGGAGCTGCCAAGATTGGGTCAATTGTTGGAGGTTCGTCGAAAGAAGGACAAGCTCTCATTACTCGTTTTCTACGCAACACGCCGAGGCTTAGAGCGTTGCGGGAAAAGGTATCTCGTATCTATGTTCAGAAAGCGTGGCTACCGGGTCTTGACGGACGCAAGTTACTCGTTCGCTCAGAGCATTCAGCGCTCAACACGCTACTGCAAGGCGCAGGTGCGATAGCCATGAAACAGGCTTTGGTCATCTTTAATAAACGCTTACGGCAGTCTAAGATGGACTACAAGTTTGTAGCCAATGTCCATGACGAATGGCAGTTAGAAGTGGAAGAACATCGTGCTGACGAGGCTGGTAAGATGGGTGTGCAAGCTATCACCGATGCTGGTGTCGTATTGAATATGCGCTGTCCTCTAGGGGGCGAATATCGTGTCGGTAACAACTGGAAAGATACCCACTAATGGATAGAGATAAAGAAAACATATTAGGCATGACTGTTGTTACCGCTTACAAGAATGGTACTTACAGTTTAGAATCCTCTTTTGACCTTGAAGAGACATATGAACTATTAAAGGATGCATTACTTGATATTGAAGATGGCACACTTGAAGCCAGTATTGATTACAGCACCCAAACACTGCAGTAACTATTTCATATCGTGGCATTATTTAGTTGTAAGTTGTTGTATAATAACCAAGCAGTATTTCTAAACCGTAGTAGATAAGGAGAGTAAGATGGAAATGAAACCAGTAAAAATTCAAGCAGAAGTTCAGTGGGCTTTCTTTGACCGTGTCAATGAGATGAGTGGCAAGTTCCAATGCGACTTGGCTAACTTATCCGATGCTGCAGTCAAGGCACTCGAAGAGATTGGTCTTGCACCACGCAAGCGTGAGGACAAACCTGAGAAGGGTTGGTTCTTGACTGTGAAGTCAAACTACGCTATCCAGCCTTACGACAAAGCTGGCAACGAAGTAAAAGATACTGTTGGTAACGGTTCTAAAGCAATCGCACTCATTAAGCCATACGAGTGGAAGTGGAAGAACAAGAATGGTGTCTCAGCTTCATTGGCAAAGATTGTTATTACTGATTTAGTTAAATACAACGCCGATGGCGATGTTACTGACGACAATCTTGATGATGATAACATTCTGTGATAACAGCACTGATTGACGCTGATTCGTTAATCTACGCAGTAGGCTTCTCTAGCAACGATGTAGAGGAGCCTATTGCTATTGCACGACTTGAGCAAACAATGGTTGAGCTGTGTATGGATTTAGAATGTGAAGATTACCAAGGTTTCCTAACTGGTAAAGGTAACTTTCGAGATACTTTAGCGGTAACTGCGCCCTACAAAGGACAACGCACTTCTGAGAAACCTATGCATTTTCAAGCACTTAGAGACCATTTAGTGAACTCTTGGGGTTTCACAGTCGTCAAAGGAATCGAAGCCGACGATGCGGTTGGCATCGCTGCTTATGCGGTATCAGAAGATGAATCTATCATGGTTCATATTGACAAAGACTTAAATCAGTTTAGAGGTTGGCATTATAACTATCGCAAGCAACAAAAGTATTATGTCTCAGAGTTTGAAGGCTTAGTGGCTTTTTATACACAGATATTAACTGGCGACAGAATTGACAATATCCTTGGATTAAAAGGCATTGGACCTGTGAAGGCAAAGAAGATACTATCAGACTGTACCAATGAAACAGAACTCTACAGCGCTGTCTTAAAAGCGTATGACGGCGATGAAAAGCGTGTATTAGAAAATGGACAACTATTGTGGTTGCAACGAAAGGAAAATGAACTGTGGCAGTTACCCCAGATATAATTCAAATCTCATGGATTGATGCTGTCGCTGATTCCGGATGGGAAGAGAAAGTTAAAGCCGAGATTCACCAGTGTATTACTGTTGGTTTTCTTGTCCATGAAACCGATGAAGCTATCTGTATTGCATCCACATGGTCTGATACAGAAACAAACGCTCGGATGCATATTCCGAAAGCATGGATTAAAGATAGAAAGGTATTAAATGAAACCACAGTCAGCGAAAGCAAAGGGACGAAACCTACAAAAGTGGGTAGTAAAAGAGTTACTAAAAAGGTATCCGCAACTAAGCGAACTAGACTTACGCAGTTGTCCGATGGGCAGTCACGGTGAAGACATTGTTATGTCTCAATTTGCTAAAGATGAAATTCCAGCATCAATTGAATGTAAATCACTAGCAAAAGTTGCAGTATACAAGTATTATGAACAAGCACAGTCTCACGGTGATTACGAACCGATTGTTATTGTGAAGCAGAATGGCAGTAAACCTTTAGCAGTAATTGACGCAGAAGTTTTATTTAATTTAATGGCAAGATAGAAAGGAAATACAATGAGTGGTTTAACTAATACTTATCGATTTAGTTACGAGTCTGAGTACGATGACGAAGGCACACAATATGGTTATCCGAAAGAGAAATCTATGGAGATGACGGTGTCTCACTCTTCAGACACAGAATGGACTGCAATAATGCTTGACTTTGCAGACTTCCTAAGTGGCATTTATGGCTATGATGTAAAAAACAAACTTCGGTTTATTGACCATCATGGATATATGTTATCACGAGCAGCAGAGTATAGTATTGAAAATCCTGATACTCAGCAAGAACTCGACCTTGAGAAGTCTGATGAAGACAAGGAATGGTCTTGAAAATACTTCTCTTAGACATTGAGTCAAGCCCAAACACTGCTCATGTCTGGGGACTGTGGCAACAGAATGTTAGTATTAATCAGTTGATGGAGTCTTCTTATGTCCTATGCTACGCAGCAAAGTGGCTAGGACAGAAAGAGATACTGTTTGATTCTGTACACCAGTCCCGACCTAAGACGATGCTGAAAGGAATTCATGGACTTCTCAACGACGCAGATGCTGTGGTTCATTATAATGGTACTAAGTTTGATATTCCTACTCTTAACAAAGAATTCTTACTACATCGTTTTAATCCACCATCGCCTTATAAACAAATTGACCTACTGCGTGTTGTTCGTAGCAATTTTAGGTTTCCTAGTAACAAGCTGGACTATGTAGCACAACGCTTAGGATTAGGAAAGAAACACGAACACGAAGGACATGAGTTGTGGGTTAAGTGCATGAACGGAGATAAAGATGCTTGGAAGCGTATGGAGAAGTATAATATACAAGATGTCGTTTTACTTGAGTCGTTGTATAGCACTCTTCTTCCTTGGGTTCGGAATCATCCTAATCACAATCTCTTCTTGGATGGACACCATTGCCCGAATTGTGCTTCGACGAATCTGCAAAAAAGAGGCAGTGCTATATCTACTACAGGAGCGTATCAACGCTA